CTTCGAGCTACCTTTGTTCAGTAGACAATGGTTTGCTGATACGTAGCCACAAGACGACATACCGTTATTTAGTTTTTAACGATATATGAAAAACATCTGGAAATGGATTAAAGATAGTCATAGGTTATAGCATCTACTTGGAGGTATTGCAATAGGTGCGTTATCTTCTGACTGGTATTGTGCAGGCTTAGCAGGAATTAGTACTGCAGGCGCTATGGAATTTAAAGATTATTAGTGGGGAGGAAAGCCTGACATTATTGATTTTATAATCACATTGACTGGAGTATTTATTGGATTTGGATTTAAATTTTGGATATTATGATAAAGAAGATTTATGACTCTTGGTTTACCAATGCATTATTTGCAACAGGTGCCGTACTTATGGGGTTGTATGGGGATTTCGCTCTTATACCTGCAGATATTTGTTATGGTGTATTCTTAGGAGCTGCCGGTTCATTTCTTGGTGAGGTAATAAAGAAGTTGACTCTTAAGAGAGATTGGACATCTAAGGGTATGATTATAGGAGCCCCAATCGGAGCTATAGCAGGTATGGGTGTGTGTCTTGTGTAAATATAAATAAACATCGCGGTTTGTGTGCGTTTGTTTTAAAATAAATCAAAATGGTTAAAATAGAAGATAATTTATATAATTCGAACTTCCCGCAACAGAAGCTGCCGCTTAAAAAGAAGACAGAGCAATGGCAACATGATTGTGTGGATTATATCATAGGAGAAGGAAATGTAGTATCCGGTGGTATGAGTAAGACTAGGTTCGGAGAGATACAAACCTATTATAACCTTTATAATTCAATATTCGATGAGAAAGATTTTAAACGTATCACAAACCCGTTTAAAGTCGAAGATGGATTTCCAGCAACACCTCAAGATTTCAATATAATAAGGCCTAAGGTAGACCTCCTTATAGGTGAAGAGACAAAGAGGCCAATGAACTTCAGAGTAGTTAGGACATCCTAGGAAGCTGCTTCAGAACTCATGGATAAAGAAAAAGAGATGCTTATGTAGTATATGATGGCTGCAGTAACATCTAAAATGGGAGAAGAAGAAGCCGCTCAATTTTAGCAATAGTTATAGTCTGGAGAGATAATGCCGCCAGAAGGTATTGCTAAATACATGTAGAAGGATTATAAAGACGTTATAGAGAATACAGCATATCATACACTTACATATCTTAGAGAAAAGTTAAACTTAGATAATGAGTTTATTAAAGGTTGGAAAGACGCTCTTATATCTGGTACAGAGATATATTATGTGGGTGTACTCAACGACGAACCTTATTTGGAGAGAGTAAATCCAGTCTTCTTTTCTTACGATCAATCTCCAGATTTAGAGTTTATAGAAGATGCTTCATGGTGCTGTAGAAGAATGAGGTTGCCGGTAGCAGAAGTATACGATAGGTATTACAACAAGCTCAGTGAAAAAGATTTAAACAAGCTTCAAGAAATGCTAACTGGTAGACCTTCTAACGATATGGGTGACAAAGATAAGACGGATAATTTTGGTATACAAATGCATATTTATGACAACCCCATATTCGATCAGAAGACTCGTCATAATATAAATGTATGGCATTGCTGCTGGAAATCATTTAAAAAGATATACTACGTTACGTATTTGGATGAATCCGGTACTCCTCAAATAGATATAGTAGACGAATCTTATAAAAAGAATGGTACAGAGGTAGACGTCACTCCTGACTGGATTGTAGAAGTATGGGAAGGCTATAGAGCGGGTTCTGACTTATACTTCGGCATACAGCCTATTGAGTATCAGCATGTTTCAATTGATAATCCCAATTCTCAAAAGCTTCCATATACAGGAGCAATTTATAGCAACACTAATAGCAAACCAAGATCCCTTGTTAGTATACTCAAACCTCTTCAATATATGTATATTGTGCTTTGGTATAGGCTTGAACTCGCTATTGCGAGAGATAAGGGAAAGGTAGTGAACATGGATATTACTTAGATACCTAAGTCCATGAATATAACTCCAGATCGTTGGATGCATTATTTGTCTAGTGTTGGTGTAAACTTTATTAATCCGTATGAAGAAGGTTGGAATGTTCCTGGTAGAGAAGGTGGGAAACCTGCTACTTTCAATCAGATCACTTCCCTGGACCTTACTATGTCTAATGTAATTGCTGAGTATATTCAACTGATGGACAAGATAGAACAGCTCGCAGGGACTATATCTGGTATTACAGAGCAACGTGA